TTGCCGCTCTCTCTGGTGAGACAAAGCCAACCGCATCTTTTCTTGCTGCACATAAAGCTGTAATATAATTACTTAGTGTAATATTATCAGTCGCGCTCAGTGAAGAGTTTGATTGAAACATTAAGCTCATGTCCATTGTTTCTGCATCGGCGAAATATGCAAGAGCTGTAGTAGTCTCACCTACAGTTAGTACATTATCATCAATACCACCACTTAAGGCAATATAAAATGATGCAACATTTGTAAATGCATTACTAGTTGCTGATTCACCTGCATCTGTCAAAGCTGCTGGGTGATTACCGATATAGACCCATTCTGACTGGGAATTAACGACATCTTTATAGTATAAAGATTCTCCGCTAGTGCCCTTAACATCACTTGCTTGCGATAGATAAGTAAACTTTTCAAGTATGGTACCTTCTGTACCAGTAATTGTTCCGTTTGTATCATAAACAAATATGTGTATTTCATCATTAGAACCGCCTACCGCTGCTGCTCCTGCTGATGTTCCAGCTATACTTTCAACATGTGTTGCTTGCCATGCTGTTAGTGCTTGTGTTGCTGTCGCGACGGATACACCCACCGCGTTACCTGTAACACCAGGGTATCGGGCTTGCGTCCAGTCTCCTGCTGCAGGTGTTTGACCGTCAAATACGGTCTTGTTTTGTGATAGAATACCAGTACCTGATGCCGTGGCATTTAGTGCTGATGCTCCTACAGCTCTGACAACCTTTAAAGCGCTGCCATAACTTAGAAATTGGGCTGCCGTGAGAACACTTTCAAAAGTATTCGCATCTGGCTTTCCAAACGTTTCGATCAGTTGTGTTTCCGATGATACAGTGACAACTTCATTAACAACTCCCCAGGCAAAACTTCCAGCCATGGCTCCTGATGTTGTTGATACTGACGGTACTACATTGGTCAAATCGATTTCTTTTACCTGTACTCCAGGCGAAACTAGATTAGCCATCTAAACTCCTTCATGTTATTGATAAGATTATTCATAATAAGGATTTTCTCAATATACTTATTTATACTACTTAAGCTTTCCATATTTGCCAACCCTTCCCAAATGGGTGGTCATCATCATTTTGCTGTGGTATAATACCTACTGGTATGACTTCATCTTCTAATTGTTTAACTTTTTCCTTGTATAACATTTGTTTCATATCTACATCGGTTGATTCTGCAAAGAAAGGAGTAGATGTGAACCATCCAAACATAACTAAATTCATCATGAGGTCATCATTTGAATTATGATCTGCTTGGTATGATGATCCTTTTGCTACAAATGTACTCATCTCTCTAATTGTTTCTTCGTCTTTTATTGCTAATTTCTTTTGCTGCATAATATCTCTTATATTAGAACAGCCAATTCTTTTAATTTTAGCAGTCATATTTACACCAATAGCATTCGCTTTAATCATAGACTCTACGAATACGTTCTCATATTCTAATTCATAGTATAAACCATTACATACTACTTGTCCTGCATCGTTAGATTCAATCACCACATAACACTCATTATAATGTGTAGCATACTTGTATATCATGTCAGGAAGTAATAAAGGGCTTATCATGTTATCACGGTACGTACACACCTGCACAAAGGGGTTACATGAGACATCTATGACTGTAAATGTGGAATAGTCTTGGCCTCTTCCTCTAGATACGTCAACAAACATTAAATAATTATGGCCTTCCTCTGGTTGATTCCATATCTTTACATTATTAAGCATTTCTATAGGATTCATAGCTCTTAGTGCTAATAAGATATCTGCAGATATTAATGTATTACCTGTACCATGGAATGAGTTGCCAAACTCTTGGTCAAACTGAAGTTCAGATGTATTCTCAATAGTCATCTTCCTCCATTTCTCATCTCTTCCAGGTACATCCCACCAGTCTACACGCGTGGCATCAAATTCATTTGTTCCTTGAAGAGCTCCTTCATATAGTTTATGGAACATATTACCTATACCATTGGCTGTAGATGTGATAATGATCTTAGATGTTTTACCTGATGAGATAACCGGATAGGTTGATGTATAGAATTCAGCGGCGTTATCTACAAATGCGAACTCGTCAAGGTATACAAGGTTAAGTGACATACCACGAATAGAGCTTGATGATGTTGCTGCTGCGATGATTCTACTATTATTTGAAAAGCCTATGGACTTCTTATTGAGTGCATTACAACCAGGTTGTAAAAAGAATGGCAGATTTTCTAACATAAGAGTAATCCTACCAAGCATTTCTCTAGCAATAGCTTCCTTATTCGCTAGAATACCTACAACTTGTTCTCCTTTAAAGATAGCATACCATAGAAGATACGCGACCACAGCAATGGATTTACCACTCTGACGACATGCCAAAACGATATTAAATCGATGCTCAGTAAATGTATCAAACATTTTCTCTTGATATGGGTATAGGTCAAAGGGTATTAACCCTTTGTCGAGGTGGATTACTTTACAATACTTTTTAGCGAAATATTTAGGGTTCTTTAAACACTTCGAGTATTCTAATAATTCCTCTTTAGTCCATGGGTGTTCTACATCAGCACCCCTAACATTAGGATTGCCTAAGTAGTTACTCTCTATCATCTATCAAATAAGTCCGGTTCGTGTTCTATTACCTTTTCATCGCGTAGCATCTTCTGTAGCTCAGCTGTTGAGCCAATAAAAACATTGTTGTTTGTTCCAGTAAGAGCAGGAGTATCATCTTTATCTTGTTCCTTTTTACTCTTATGGAGTTTAAGAATCTTCTCGCCTATCTCAGCATTATTTTTAATTAACTGACCAAGTACTTCGAATGCTCTTGGGTGTTCTGACTCACGAGCAAGGTCAAGCATTAATTCTATTGCTTCATCACCTTGCTCCGCTAAGTCATAAAATTGTTTCCTGACTTTCTGATAGTCGGAATCAGTTTTAGTGTTCGTGCCAGTCGATATGGGCTTCTGGGTTTTCATCTCCATGCTCATGGTCGTCTTCGTGTTCCTGTGGGTTCTCATAATCTGTATTCCATAATTCCATTACACCAAACTTTGTACGGCTCTCATCTTTATTACCGCCCTCATAAGGTATAGCTAAATTTTCTTCAATAAGAGTTTGGTTAGCATCTTTGCCATTTATCTCAATCGTACCAAGTACTCTTCCGAATTTACCTTTCTCCATATCTTCGGTTACTAATGTAAACTCTCCATTTGTTTCTGCTAATAATTCTATTAGTCTATGCTTTGCAGCTAATCCCCAAGATTTCTCTTGCAAATTTCTTGTCCTACTCTCAGGTGTATCTATACCCATTAAACGGATGCGATCCCTCATGAATACTGAAAAACCTAATTCTATATCTGCGTCAATGGTATCACCATCAACCACTCTTACTAGTTGTGCGTTAAATCTGAACATTGTATTCTCCTCTATACGTCAGTGTCAAAAAAGTTAATCGTTTCAGTGTATGGTTCTTTAAAACCACCAGCACCATCGCTAGTAGTAGTACCATCCACCGATTGTTGCTCAAATTTATGAGTTGTCGGATCAACATTCTCTGAATAATCAACTTCTGTTTGGAGAATTTGTTTGCTCTTTCCTATACCCCTATAATAACGAATACGAGTTCCGAACTGTAATGTATATATTATAGCTCTTCTCGTAACTAAATCACCCTCATAATCATCATTTAAGGTGACACTCTCTAAAACTATAGGAGTGTCGGTTGTGATATCCATACTTGGAATATCTTTTATTGTTACTGTGTATTCCGGTTGGAACATTGGCAGTATCTGTTCTAATAGCTGCAACCCTTCATCTTGTGTTGCAGACATAATATTTAATTCGAATCCAACTTTATAAACAGCGGGAGCTCCTAATTTATTAAGTTGTAATGTGTCCCCTGTTATAACCTTTGTATAATTCTTATGTTTAGACACACGTGCATTTGCGTCATATTCCATACTTGAGATTTCAAATGATATACGAGGTAATGTCATAGCAAGCTTAGGATCACTTGTTTGTTCCGCCATTCTCGCCAATACTTTTTGACGTGGAGCATAAGCTAAAGGAACTTTAATTTTTTTTAATACTTTACCATTAGAATCTGTTTTATGAACTTCTAAGTCATTGAACATAGAGCCAAATACAGACACCATCCTACGGGTTGACTGATTGTACCAATGATTCTCAAACATTATGGATCTCCAAACGGATTAGATTCACTAAAGTCTATAACATCATCACCAACAAATTCGAACTCATCATTATCGGCATATGGATCTCTGTTATATTCAGTCTTAGTGGTGCCAGTTAAGTCAACAGTAATTTGCCTTGAGCTACCAGATGTTTGACCAACAAGTAAGCGTGTAGCATGTACTGCATGTTGCATAAAGGTTCCATCTCCGTTTGTTGATTGGTGTGGCGATACAATTGTTACTGTATAAGTTTCTGTATCAACGGCTTCATATCCGGCAATCTTACCAATTATATTAATATTAGTACCACCACCATCGGTAGAACCGGTATATTGATGCACATACTCACCAATCTCAAAGTGATTAGTGTTGGCCGTAGCTGTAGTTGTGTATGAATAAGCACTAGCATATAGTAATTCTATATTATCAATCTCTGGCATACCAGTATCAAAATTCTGATCATTGTATTCAAACAATTCAGCAGTAAGAGTATAGGTAGGAAGATCTGCTAATTGATAGAAAGGATTCTTAGGTTCAACATATTTGATTTCAAATATGAAGATTTTGAATTAACAGATTATGAGCCGCACCCACATATTAAAGCTCCTGTAGCAATTTAAGTTAAAACAAGAATGGAAGTTATTTTAATAGTTGCTATTGCAAACCAAACAATGGAATTGGTAAAGCCAATGACTTATTATGGCATTTACCTGCTGATATGAAATTCTTTCGTTCTCAAACGACTGGTTTTCCTGTTATTACAGGACGTAAAAACTATGAAAGTATTCCTGAGAAATTTAGACCTTTACCCCATCGGGAAAACATTGTAATAACCCGTCAAGATATTACATACGAAAATACGGATGTATGTTCTTCTATCGAGGATGCATTAAGAATAGCTAAATCATATAAAAAAAATAAAGCTTTCATTATAGGTGGAGGTCAAATTTACAAACAATGTTTAGAATCTAATTTAATAGATAAATTAGTTATCACTTGGGTTGACGCTGAACTTGATGCTGATGTTTTTTTTCCACAAATTGATGAATCTACTTGGACTATTACATCGGAAGAGAAACATAACTCTGATGAGAAAAACACTTACTCTTACGCGTTTACGGAGTATTCAAAACGCTAACACAACAGATTTTTAATCTCTTCATCTTTATAAAAAACGGAATATATGAAAAAGTCAATTTTCATCTTAGCCTTTATCTCTATCTTCATCAGCTGTAAAGATGATGAAAAAGAGATTTATACACAATCAGCAAGAGATGCTGCCCTTGCTGAACAGCTTACTCTTGATGCCTTGAAAGAGGTTTTATTAATTACACCTGACTTTGTTATTAACGAGACCTATACTAAGGATAGTAATATTATAGTTTCTGCAACACCTGATATTTCAAACAGCACTTACCCCAAAACAATAACAATCGATTATGGTGGAGGCGTAACTGGAATTTTAGGGAAAGAACGCCAAGGAAAATTACACGTAACCATTAATTCAGGCACTGTAATTACCGAAAACCTGAAGATCGAATTTGATGAATATTTCTCTGCTGGAACTCAACTTATTGGGAGTGTAAACCATATTTATGATAATGGATAC